CGGAACGAGGATCTTGCCGCCACCGGACGCGCTGACAGCGGCCACGGCGGCGTTGATCTCGTCCGTGTCGTCGGTCGTGTCCCCTGCGCCGGCGCCGTAGTCCTCGATGGAGGGCCAGTCCGATCCACCACCTCCGCCTCCAGACGCCCCCACGATCACGTCCTCGCGGGTGTAGGTGGTGACTCCGGTGCGTTCCACCTTGATGTCGTAGCGGCCCGGGAGAGCGTAGAACCAGTACCGACCGCTGGAGTCGGTATAGACTGGGTTCGACTTGGTTCCCAGGGCGGTGTCGATCCCGCTGTAGAGCGTCGCCGGGGTGGTCGTGTCGGCGTTATAGACGGTCACGGTGGCCCCAGAGACCACCACGCCCGACTGGTTCCGCACGTCATCCTCGACGCGGTAGGTTGTATCAGCGAGCACAGCCGCGGCCAGCAGGAGCACTCCCAGGGCCGCTACGATCATCTTCCTCATCTCAGTCCTCCATCCCCGCTCTAGGCGGAAGGGATCTTCTCGAAGCCGAAGCGGCGGACCTTGTGGTTCGTGTTCTTGACGGCGGCCGCCTGCTCGCCGTCGCCACCGAAGATGCGCACGGGATCGAACGTGGTGTCGTGACGGACCTCCACGGCGTCCTCGATGGCGATCAGGACCTCGGGCGGAACGTCGATCCACTGTTCGCGGTACACGGAGTAGAACTCGCCGGCGCACACGACGGGGAACGGGTCCTGGTCGTGCTCGTTGTAGCGGTGGATCTTGATGGTCACCCAGTCCTTGTGGTACACGCCCTGCTGATCAACGCAGTAGTGGCCGTACTCGCCTGGCGCCGGGTTCTCGAACCCCTCGGGGAGCACGGCGCCGTCCACCGGCCTCGGATCTCCCAGGGTGTCCACGACGGTCCTCTTGGCCTCCTCGCGGGCGGCCTTCTTCGTCACCGGATCGAGCTGCATGAGCTGATCGTCGGTCAGGGCTTCGCCCTGGGGTTTGCTGGTCATTATGTCTCCTTCGGTTTTTACGGCCCGCGCCGATGCGAATGTTGGTGCCGGGGGCCGAAGCCCCCGGGCTTGGGCTACTAGATGAAGCGCTCGGCTTCCCAGTAGATCGTGTCGGCGTCGGCGTCCATCAGCCCCGCGGGGATGGTGAAGCCTTCGCCGGTGGTGTTCGTGGCCGACGCGGCCAGGACGGTCGGACCGCCGCTGGTCGCGATCGTGTTGGTTCCGGACTGGGCCTGGTTCCAGTAGTGCCCGGCGGTCATGCCGCGAGTCCAGGTGATGATCTTGTCCGCGGTCGTGGCACCCGTGTCCTTGTAGAACAGGATGATCTTGTCGGGCTGGAACCCGCACAGAACGTTCACAGCGGTATCGGCATCGGCCGACACGATCCCGGACGCCTTGTAGGAGCCGCGGGCGCTGTAGGTGACATCTCCGGCAGCCATTGGCTGTACCTCCTGAGAGAGTGGTGCAGGGCGGCGTGAAGCCGCCCCACGAGTTCAACTACCGGCGGACGGCGACCTCGCCGCGAACCATGTAGTTGTCGTTCAGGATCGCGGCCGTGCGCCACGCGACCCAGCCGACCGTCGCGCGCTGGTTCAGTGGATCCGCCGTGCCGGCGCTCCCCAGGCCCTTCACGATGGTCTTGCTGGCGCCGGGCAGCGGAACCACGCCGTAGGCGTTGCGGCCGATCATCAGCACCGAGTACACGTCGCAGTTCGTGCTGTCGCTGGAACGGTAGGTCGAGCCGGCGCCGGTGGTGCCACCCTCGGCCAGCCAGCCCTTCGCGTTCGTGCTCATCACGAAGCGGGTGTTGCGGTACTTGCCGATCTCGCCCATCAGCAGCTTGCCGGTGGACGCGTACTTCTCGACCGGCACGAAGTCCGTGCCGAAGCCAGAAGCCGACTGCACCAGGTCGTGCGCGACGTACGGGTGGATGATGGTGACGTAGGACTCGCCCACGGGCTCGGTGGCGACCTTAGTGGTCGCACCGATCATCATTTCCGGGTACTCCGCGTCGGCGGCGTGGAGGGTGGTGAGCATCTGATCGACCATGAACTTGGTGATGCAGCCGTTCACCGTGGAACGCGCGCCAGCGCCGTAGGTCGGCGAGGCGCCGTCGGCGGTGGAGCGGATGAAGTTCGTGCCGGCGTTGATGATGTCGCGCACGATGCTGTCCATCGACTCGCCCATCTGGGTCGAGAGGATGGAGATGTGCTCGCTCACCACGTCGTCGGGGTGCAGCAGGCCGACGCGATCGGTCGTTTTCACGAAGTCGCCGTACTGCTTGATGGTCGCCACCACGTTCGTGTGCGAGGTGGCCTTGCCGGTCGGGGTCACGCCGTCCTGGAGCTCGGTCACGTTCTGCGCCAGCTTCTCCCAGCGACGGAACATGATCTGGTTCCCGGACTTGCGCTTCATGGGGCGCATCTGGCCGTACTGGTCGTGGACCAGCTTGCGCTTGCTGCGCTCCAGCAGCTTGCGGTCGTAGTACGCCTGAGTCAGACTGGGAAGGCTGTCCCCCAGCGCCGCGGCGTTGACGACATCGTAGGTGTTGAGAGCCATTGGCTTCTCCTCCTCGTGTTACATTCCAGCTTCGAGTCGAGCTGCGACCTTCGCCCACTTCTCGTCGTCGAGATCCATGAGCTGATCGTAGCCGACCTGACGTTTGTCGCTGCGCTGGAGGGCATCCCCGCCCATGTCCGATGCAGCACGAGAGGCCATTGGGCTGACGCGAGGCTGCGCGCCAGCGCCCGAACCACCCCTGGTCCGGAGGAAACGTTCGGCGAGAACCTCGGCCCCGAAGGTGCCGGCTTCCGCGCTCCCGTACCTCGCCCGAACATCCTCGGGCAGCGTGTTGACCCATGCCATGAAGGCGGGCATCTGGTCCGCCTTGAACCCGGTCACAGCACCTTCGAGGTACTGGCCGTATTTCGCCTGACGAGCCTGCTCGACCAAGGGGGCGAGGTCGTTCAGCATCGGCTCGATCTCCGCGAGCTTCCGCTTCGCCTCCATCCCATCCCGGTACAGCGGCTCGAAGTAGTCCCTGTTCCCCTCGTCGATGTCGTCGATGGTCCGCTGGGACGGCGCCGGCTCGTCGCCCTGGGCGAGCATCCGGTTCTGGAGCGCCAGGATCGTCTCCGCGAGCTTGCGGTTCTGCTCCACCTGGTTGTTGTTCTGCTCCCGCAGGTACGCGATGTCCTGCTCCAGCTTCGACGGCACCGGGGCGGCCGGAGCCGCCGCGGGCTCCTGGGCGGCCTCCTGGGCGCTCGGACGGCCCAGTACGTCGTCCAGGTCCAGGCCATCGAAGATGTCTCCTGACGCGTCCTCCTGGACGTCCTGGCGGGCCGGCGGGGCCTCCGCGCTCTCCTCCGGATCCGCCGGCGGGCGGTCCGCGCCGCGCTCTTGATCGATCGCCTGGTTGATTTGCTCAACCGTCATGTCCGCCCCGAGATCCAGTTCGGTCTCGTCGAGAGGATCGAACTCGTCGTGTTTCATGCCCTTGCCTCCAGTGTTTTACGGGGCCTCCCCCGAGGTGAGCTTCATCTTCTCGATCTCCACCGGCAGGCTCAGCGTCTTGAGGATGTCCCTCAGAGCCTCGACCTGTCCATCACGAAATGCCCGGCACACCGCCCAGTTGGGCGAGTCCAAGGAGGGCGGCAAGATCAATTCCTTGCTCTCCAGGCGCTCCTGTACCGCCTCCAGTACCACCTCCAGGTGCCCCGCCTGGTGCGCCTGGATCAGCTTGTCCCTGCGCTCGGCCGCCTTCTGGTCCAGCGTCATTTCCGACTCCTATCATCGCAAGTGCCAACTGCACCATGATCTGACGAGATTCCTCGTCGTTCTTCACGATCCGGTCCGCGTCCTCGTAACCGGCGTTCTTGAGCCACTTGAGCACCATGTAGGGGATGTCCACGATCGGGAACAGCGCCGGGTTGCTCGTCACCGTCTGGATCATCATGAGATCCCGCTGCGCCTTCGCTTCCTCGTCGATGAACAGCTTGGCTCCGGCGGCCCGGATCAACCACCCGCGGCGGATCGCCTGCGGGCTGATCTGGCGCCAGTCCACCTTCGACCCCTGCGTGACCACAACGAACTGATCGTCGTCGAGGTACTGGGCGTCGTACTCGATCATCATCTCCAGCACCGGCTCCAAGAACTGCGACTCGACCCGACGGGCGATGTGCGTGATCCGCGCGCCCATGACGCTGCCGCGGCCGGCTGTCTTGGTCGCCGACTCCCGCGGGTCGCCGCTGTTGATGGCGTAGGCGGCGCCGGTCGTCTGCTCGATCTTCGCGAGCGTGTGGGCGAGCTGCTGCTGCCCGACCGGGAGACCCTGCATGTTCTTGACGATCGGGTTGATCGTCCCCTTCTCCCGAACGAAGTGCCGCGCACCGGGTCCGGACGGCTTGAGCGCGTCGTACAGACCGTCGTACACGACTTCCATCTCCGGCTGGATCACCGCGGCCACCGCGTCGATGGCCTGGTTCGCCTGGGCGTTGGCCGTGTCCTGGAGTCCCAGCGCCTTCTCGAAAACGCCGATCCCGTAGGGGTCGCCCGGCTGCTGGAACAGCTTCGCGTTGCGGATGTGCGACTTCCCGCTGAACAGCGGCAGCGGCTCGCAGCGGATCAGGCCATGCCGGTTGCCCACCACGGCGATGTGGTTGTCGAATACCTTGTTCCCGATCTCGAACGTCCCCGTGAACGTGATCAGCTCGTCGCCGCGCTGCGTGTTGGGCATCGACATGCGCAGCACCGAGGCCATCACGTCGTCGATCCCGCCGTCCTGGTCGTCCTTGATATGGCCCTCGGATCCCATCGACGCGATGTTCTCGAACAGGCGGTAGCCGGTCTCGTCCGGCCGCGCCATGCGCTTGACCCACTCCCGCGTCCGCTTCGAGCGGTAGGCGCGCAGGGCGGTCTCCTCGTTGTTCGGGTACATCTCCTCGCAGTAGTTGAAGATCGATCCGACGCGCACTCCTGGGCCGGCGTAGATCACCTCCGTATCGACCGGCGGCATCGGCGGCTCGGGCCGCGCAGAGCGCGGGGGAGGCTCCAGGCCGACCATCGCCGCCGCCTGGGCCTCTTGCTGCCACAGAGCCTCCGCGGCGTTGTACTCGGCCACCATGTCTCCGTAGTCGGCCATGTACTTCGCCACGGCCTCGGCGTAACGCGGGTAGTTGACGGCCTTCTTCACGTCGAAGAACACCTGGTACGGAGCGTTGCCGAACACGACCAGGCCGCG